TTTGTATGTATTCAACTTTAGCATATTTATATCAGCAAACCCAGGTGGTGTTGTTATTGGACAACACCGGAGCCTATCACAATGTGAGGTGGGAACCAGTGTATAGTAAAAATTTAAAAGCGTCAAAGGGCGTAGATAACGTTATTTTGTTTAGATTTCTAAATCAGGATCAAAAGCCTGTAGACATTACCGGCTTAACATTTACTTGTAGAGTAATGAGCAGGGATGGTACAGAGCTATTGTTTGCTAGAGATTTAGAAACAGTTAGTGCCACCAAAGGACAAGCAAAACTTACAATTACATCAAACACACTGGATAACGTGCAGTCACAATTAGCAAACTACTCAATCACAGTTGATCGAGGTAGTTTAACTGAACCTGTATATGTTGATGATCATGCAGGTGCACGTGGTGTATTATACATTGCCGATGCTACTCACCCAGAATACACGGAAAGCACCTCTGTAACTGTTGCTGCTAATCCAGGTGACAGCACAGTGGTATACAGCTCAGAATGGGCACCAGAACATTACCTACAAACTATTCAGTATAACTTAAATCAGTTTGAAGGGACTATTACTGTTGAATCTAGCCTAAATGGCGAAGCACCTTGGTATGAATTGGAATCAATTCAATACGACTCTGGTGCAGTAACAGCAGCAAAATACATGAACGTAGAAGGATTGTACGGGAAAATGCGTCTAACTGTTGAGTACACACAAGGCAGCATTGACCAAATACTGGTACGATAAATATAGAATATGGCACAAATTACATCACAACTACTAGCATCACAACAAGTTCACCCTAGTGATAGCTCTACACAAACCTATACTGGCGATCGTGTGAAAGCAAACGGTTACTACGGTAACGCAGACGGCAAGCACACAGTACAGTTTAGTTTAACTGGCTTTATTGGCAAAGTACGTATCGAAGCAACACTGGCAACAGAACCTACAGCAAGTGATTGGTGTACAGTTGAACTTGGTAACTCGTCGACCAACATTACCTACTTAGAATACAATGAAGTAACTACCACAAACGTTAGCTACAACTTTACCGGTAATTTTGTGTGGGTTAGAGCATACGTTTATGACTGGACAGATGGCACAGTTAACAGCATCAGGGTTAACTATTAAATCAATCTACGGATTGTAATCCAGTATAATTACACATATGATTAAGAAACTTGTAGCATTTGGCTGCTCGTGGACATTTGGCGACGAGTTAAATGATCCAGAGCTAGCACACGAAAAAGACAATCCACGTTATTGGGACATGAATACTCCTTATAGGTTAGCCCATGCTTATCCTGGATTGATCGCCAAACACTACGGACTAGAATACGAAAACCATGCATTTCCAGGACACAGTTTAGTAAGTATGCGTGAAGTAGCAACATGGTATGTTAAAAACCACGATGTTGCAGACACCTTATTTTTAGTTGGGCTAACAGAATCCTGGCGCTGGAGTTGGCATAACAACAAGCACTATTCGGGCAAAGGTGATCCGGAATGGAACAGACACGTGAATAGTTCTTGGCTGTTGCATGGAATGGGAAATTACAGTTCGTCGTGGAAAGAAACATTTCGCTCATATATGGAAGACCAACTATGCGAAGAGTTACAGATCAAAAACAAAGACCAAACTTTATTATTCTTTGATGGTATTGCTGCAAGATATAATGTTCCTGTTGTTCAATATAGTATGTTAGAAACAATGTCAAATGAAATACCTGTATTAACACACGCATATCCAGAAGAAAATGCAAATCAAATGATCATCAACACTGGGTCGCGTCCTCGAGATGTGTTTGCACCCGGTAAACATCCTAATGAACAGGGACACGAAATTATTGCAAATCGGTTGATTAATTACATTGATTCTGCTAAAATACTAGAGTGTTAAATGTCTTATCTTACATAAACGGCAAACGAAAAACCAACAGCTCTGGCTGGACGAGTTTTGATGCACCATGCTGTGTACACAACGGCGAAACCCCGGATCGAAAACAACGCGGCGGATTTAAATTCCCAAACGATACCGATTGGTCATATCACTGTTTTAATTGTGGATATACAGCTAGTTTTACGCTAGGCTATCCAGTAAGTTATAAAGCGCAGCGTCTATTAAAATGGATGGGTGTGCCAGAAATTGAAGTACAGAGATTAACACTTGAGAGCCTTAAACACAAAGATGTTAATCAGTTGTTACGTGAGCGCCGTAACGAAAAAATACACATTAATTTTCCAACGGTTCAACTACCAGAAACAGCGCGGTTAATTGAAGAAACAGACACCCTAGAGTTTGCATATTTGCGCAACAGAGGAGTTGATCCTTGGTCATATCCGTATATGATTGACACAGCGCAAACACGCCCGGGTATTCTTGTACCGTATACATACGATAACAAGGTTGTTGGCTGGACTACGAGATTTTTAGACGATCGCAAACCAAAATATCTAAACAATTGCTCTGCCGCAGGCTATGTGTTTGGCACAGATTTACAGCACGACGATTGGCAAATTGCCATTGCTGTCGAAGGACAATTTGATGCACTAAGTATTGACGGTGTTGCAATTACAACAAACAGAATCAGCGACACACAAGCCGCAGTGTTAAGAAGACTTAACAGAGAGATTGTGGTTGTGCCAGATCAGGATCGCGCAGGACTAGAACTTGTTAACGACGCAGTTAAATATGGATTTTCGGTGAGCATTCCAGATTGGGACGCAGATGTTAAGGATGTTAACGATGCGGTGCAGCGTTATGGGAAACTAGAGACGCTTATAAGTATTATTAAAAACAAAAACTCAAGCAAGATTAAAATTGAGCTAGCACGAAAAGCTCTTGAACGGAAACTATGAAAGAATATACCTTAGACGTACAACGATTATTTTTAGAAATGATGCTAGCAGATGCACAGAGTTATGTGCGTGTGCAGAACATTTATAACGTAGACAACTTTGACGCAAGTTTGCGCGAAGCAGCAACTTTTATCAAAGAGCATAGCGACAAGTATAAAACTATGCCCGAACTAGAGCAGCTCAATGCTGTTACCGGTGCAAAACTAAAACCAATTCCACCAGAAATGCGTAACGGACATTATGATTGGTTCATGGAGGAGTTTGAAAAGTTTACTAAACGCCAAGAACTTGAACGTGCAATTCTCAAAAGTGCAGATATGCTTGAAAAGGGCGACTTTGATCCAGTTGAAAAATTAATTAAAGATGCCGTGCAGATCAGCTTGCACAAAGACATGGGCACAGATTACTTTGATGATCCACGCACACGACTAATGAATATTAAATCTAATAACGGTCAAGTAAGCACAGGCTGGCTTAACTTGGATCGTGCGTTGTACGGTGGATTTAACAGAGGTGAACTGCAAATTTTTGCAGGTGGTTCGGGCTCGGGCAAAAGTTTGTTTATGCAGAACTTGAGTGTAAACTGGGTAACTGCTGGTCTTAATGGTGTATACATTTCGCTGGAACTTAGCGAAGACTTGTGTTCAATGCGCATTGACTCAATGATGACTAACACATCAAGCAAAGAAGTATTCAAGGACATTGACAACGTTGAAATGAAGGTTAAGATGATGCAGAAGAAATCAGGAAAGTTCCGCATCAAGTACATGCCAGCACAGAGCACAGTCAACGATATTCGCAGTTATATCAAAGAGCTACAGATTCAAACTGGTGTTATGGTAGATTTTTTATGTATTGACTATTTGGATTTGTTAATGCCAGTAAGTGCTAAGGTTAGCCCAAGCGACCTGTTTGTCAAGGACAAGTATGTTTCGGAAGAAATTCGCAACCTAGCAAAAGAACTAAATGTTGTGCTTGTAACTGCATCGCAATTAAACAGATCGGCAGTAGAAGAAATTGAATTTGACCATTCGCATATTTCGGGTGGTATTTCAAAGATTAACACAGCAGACAATGTGTTTGGTATTTTTACAAGTCGTGCTATGCGTGAACGTGGCCGCTATCAGATTCAGCTAATGAAAACACGTTCAAGCTCAGGCGTAGGCAGCAAGGTAGATTTAGAATTCGACGTTAACACACTACGTATTTCTGATTGCGAGCAAAGTGAGGATAGTGCTATTCCGGGCACAGGAGGATTCAGCATGAATAATATTAAACCTGTGAGCAAAATGAACAGCACTGAAGATACTCCAAAGGTTCAAGGTGGAGTTGATAGCAACAAACTTAATAGTTTATTGAACTCTATTAAGAGCGGATCTTAACATAAATATAACATTATAAGAGATCCGCGATGCAAAAACGCACACGAAGCATTCTTGAAGAATTAGAAAGTCTATATGTAGAACGAGATAGAGCACACCTTGTTGAAAGTCGTGCAAACAACGTTATTTCTAGTGCTATTAGACTAATGGAATTTATCGATTCTAACTATTCTGAAGAAGATGCAGAAACGCTTAACCGTAAACTTCTAAATGCTATTCGGTCGCGGGATCCGAGAAAATTTGAACGGAGCCTAAAACGTAC